GACGCCACCACGATCACGCTGCCCAGCGTATCCGCTACGCTGCCCGGCCTCGCTATCGCCAACGTCTACACCGCTGCACAGACGATCACATCAGCGAGCGGCAGCGCTATCGCCGTCGGGCTCAACGGCGCGACCAATCCCGCCCTGGTGATCGATGCGTCGACCGCGTCGCAGGCGGCGGGCCTCAAAATCACCGGCGCGGCTACCGGCGGCACGGTGGCGATAGCAGCCGTTGACAGCGGCGCGGCCACCAACCTCACGATCAACGCCAAAGGCACCGGCACGATTGGTATTGGCTCGGTCTCGACGGGTATGGTCACCATCACGCCCGCGCTCAGTTGCACGGCCAGTGTGACCGCCCTGACGCACACCGCGACAGCCACCATCACGGGCGGCCTGACGGCGGGCGCATTTTCGTACGGCACGCTGCCGTACAGCGCCACGGGTAACGCCGCAAGCTTTAACCTGTCAGCCAACAACTATTCGCAGATAATCGTAAGCAACTCAAGTAATACCGCTACAGCATCAGCCAATATCGTAGTATCCAATAACGCGGGTACTGACACGGCAAAGTATGGCTGCCTCGGTATCAACTCGGATTCATTTTCTGGCACCGCGTGTGCGGGCGACCTTCCGACCGCCACGTATCTGTGCTGCTCTACGGGCGATCTCGCCATTGGCACTAATACCGCCAACGCAGTGCATCTATTTGCCGCGTATAGCACGGTGGACGCGATCACCATCAGCGCGGGCAACGTGCCGTCTGTCTACAACGCCAACCTGCTCAGCGCGCCCGCGGTAAACGGCCAGCTATTTCAGATCAAGAGCCAGACTGAGCTGCTGACGATTGCGGCGGCGGCGACATCCACGACGACTATGCAGGTACCGGCCAACACCATCGTGCTTGGTGTCTCCGTTTACACCCAGACGGGGATCCCGACGGCCACCTCGTACACAGTAGGTGACAACGGCTCGGCAACGCGCTATAGCACGGCTGCTGTTGGTGTGGCGGCAGGCACTAGTGACGTAGGGACTGCGGCGGGGGCGTATTACAATGCTACCGCCAAAGGCATCATCATCACGCCTAACGGCACTCCAGCGGCCAATACGGGCCGCGTGCGCGTGACTATGCACTATCTGGTTGTAACCGCACCGACATCATAAGAGGGTCAAAAAATGCGTTTTATCCAACTGACTGACGGCGAGTACACCGCTCTGATGCAGCTACTCGATATGGCCACCAAGCACGGCGGACTAGGCGTCGTGCGCGCGGTTGCGCATCTGGTGGACAAGCTAGAGACCGCGCTTAAAGAAAAAAATCCATTTGACGAAGCGCGGGATAAAGCGCCGGGATACCACAGCGAACATGGTTAACGTAACCCCTGAACGCGAGCGGCGTCCGCGTAAGTCGTACGCGGACCCCATTCCGATGACGCACGAGGTTTTTGCGCGGCAATGCGCGAACGGCGTGCCAGTTGAGGACGCGTATCGGATGGCGTTCCACATACCAGATACCGACGCCACAGCGACGTTCACAGCTGCGGCAAAGCGGCTCTCCAAAAATACGCGTGTCCTGCTACGCATCTCAGCGATACGCGACATACTGGACACGCAGGCCGTCGCCAATTTGCAACTTTCGCGAGAGTACGTCATAGCGGGGCTCATGGCGGTGCACGAGGCGGCGCTTAAAGAGGCCAACCTACCCTCGGCTACCCGTGCGCTTGAGTTACTGGGTAAGGTCTCAAGCATCCAGTTGTTCGAAGATGTCGTCCGTGACGTGACTGAGCGTTTCGTTATTGGAGCCGCGCCGGAGGGTCAAGAGGGTGCAACCGCAGCCGCAAAAACTGACATCGAAAGCTGGGCGCGTGCAAACGGTGGTGTGGCGGCCAAATCCAGGTCCACAACACGCGCTGTTAACGTGCCCCGCTGATGAGATATTTTTTGGCGGCAGCCGGGGCGGTGGCAAGACCGATGGGATGCTGGGCAAATTTGCGGTAAAGGCCAGCCAGTACGGTGAGAATGCGCGGGGTGTTTTCTTTCGCCGCAACATGACGGACCTTCGTGACGTCATCCAGCGCAGCAAACAAATTTACGGCAAGGTCGGCGCAAAATACGCGAAACAAGAAAAGGAGTGGACATTTCCAAACGGCTCCACGCTCAAATTTGCGTATCTGGATAACGACGATGACGCGGACAATTACCAGGGTTGGAACCTCACTGACATATTTTTCGAGGAAATAGAGCACTGGCCATCACCCGCGCCGGTCAACAAACTGCGCGCGACATTGCGCAGTGGCGCGGGCGTGCCGTGTCAGTTTCACGCAACGGGGAACCCCGGCGGCGTTGGTGCGGGCTGGGTGCGTGACCGCTATATTGATCCCGCGCCGCAAGGCTTCGAAGTCATATGGGAGAACTTCAAAAACCCCTTTACCGGCATTGTCGTACGCCGTAGCCGCATATTTATCCCCAGCGCGCTCAAAGACAATCCGCATCTGGGCGCGGATTACGTGGCGACGCTGCAGCAAGCGGGCTCGGAAGCGCTGGTGCGCGCGTGGCTTGAGGGCGATTGGTCCGCTATCGAGGGCGCTTTCTTCATGGAATTCAGCATGACGCGTCATGTGCTCCGGCCCGTGGCGTTACCGGACTGGTGGCTGCGCTTCCGCTCGGCAGACTGGGGCTCAGCGCGTCCGTTTTGTGTGCATTGGTGGGCGGTGGCGGGAGAGGACTGGTTGCATCCTGACGGGCGTCTGGTGCCGCGCGGCGCGTTAATCTGTTATCGCGAGTGGTACGGGGCGAGCGCGCCAAACGTCGGGATCAAGCTGACGGTAGAAGCGGTCGCCAAGGGCATTCGCGACCGCGAAAAAAGCGACCTTGGCATCAGTAACGCGGCAAGCGTGATCGATCCCGCCACCTGGAATTGCGACGGCGGGCCGTCGATAGCTGAGCGGCTGGAAAATGGCGGTGTGTTTTTTCGCCCCGCTGACAACACGCGTAGCGGTCGCCACGGCGCGCTCGGCGGTTGGGATATGGTGCGCCACCGCCTCATTGGCGACGGGGATGGCAATCCAATGATGGTGTTTTTCTCAACTTGCAAAGACATCATCCGCACGTTACCAGTATTGCAGCATGATAAGGACAAGCCGGAGGACGTGGACACAGACGGCGAGGATCACGCGGCGGACAGTGTGCGGTACGCCGCGCTGAGCCGTCCGTGGGCGCGGGCGAAACCGCCTACAGTGGAAGACGCGCTGGCGCGGGCGATAAAGCCGCTGACGTACGACGATATGCACAAACTGCGCGAGCGCCGGTTAGGGCGTTGAATAAGGGGTCAAGGAATATGTCCGTAAATAACGACGTAAATAACGACATTGACAATGTGACACGCGAACTTTGCCGTAGGGAGATGCCTCTTCCGGTGGCAGACGTGTTCTATGTTCATTCAGGGCGCATGTTGGTTGTCTGTATGGACACGGCGGAACTGGTCAATCCACCGGAGCGCATAGTAGGTGTCAGCATTCCGGTTCCAGCTCCTTACACGGGGCCCACACTGAAGCAGATAAAGATTGCGGCGCGCACGACGAGGAATAATATCCGTCCGTATCAGAAAGCTCTGTTAAATGGATGACGACGACACGGTAAATAGCGACGGTGACGGCGCGAACGCATCCAGCGCAGCGGGTGAACCATCAGAAAAGTGGCAGTCTGACCTGGATCGCGCCAAGAAACGCGAAAAGAGGTGGCGCAAGCGGGGCGCAGACATCCTGTCGCGCTACCGTCAAGAGCGAAAGACGGACAACGAACCGCTGACCTTACTCGATAAGACGTTCAACATCCTATGGTCAAACACGGAGGTGCTCATGGCGCATCTCTGCACCGACCTGGGTACGCCTGACGTGCGTCGGCAGTTTCCCAAGCCGGGGCGGAATACGCAGGTGGCCAGGCTGGCGGCGGAAGTGCTCGAAAAGGCCATGATCGTGGAAGCGCATGCGCACGACGAAGTGGCGGAGATAGAGCACGCCATTGAGGATATGCTGTTGCCCGGTCGCGGTGTCCTGTGGGTCGATCTTGAAGAGGTCGAAGCCGTAGCTGACGACGATGCAGACGAGGAAACCGCAGAGGACGCTAAGGAGAGCGAACTTAAGGACGCAACGCTGCAGACGCGGCTTTGTCACGTGGGTTGGGACGACTATCTTGAGGGCGCGGCGAAGCGCGAAGATCAGGTGCCGTGGAAGGCCCGCCGGCATTTGTTCAATGCTGACGACTTGCGCGAGAGCTTCCCCGAATACGCTGACGAAATACCGCGCGGTTGTATGGGAGATATGGTGCAAGCGCACGCGCGAACGCATCTACGTAGCAGAGGGCTTCCCCAAGATATTGCAAGCCACGCCAGACCCCTACAGACTGCAAGATTTTTTCCCGTGCACCCCTCCACTATACGCTGTCCGCACGACGGGGACGCGCACCCCGGTGGCGCTATTTACGCAGTATAAAGATCAAGCTGACGAGCTTGAGCGGCTGACGACGCGCAGCAATCGCCTTATGGAAGCGATGAAATACTGTGGCGTCTACGGCGCGCCGGGTGGCGAGACAGGTGAGGACGCGCTCAAGGACATTTCGTCGCTACGTGATGGTGAATTTATCCCCTATAAGGGGTACGCCGCGCTGATGCAGGGTGGCGGTCTGGAAAAGGCGTTTTTGACGCGTGATCTTACCCCCATCGGCG